CCTAAGTTCAACGCCATATCTTCAGAGTTGTTAAATACACCGTAAGATGTACCACCAGCTCCATAAGAGTTCATTGAAGCTAACATATCATCGATAGCTAAAGCAGTCGTTCTGTTTAAGAATAACATGTTTTCTTCAATAGCACCGTTCTTGTCAAGCTCAGCTAGCATTAAGTCAAACTCAAGTAAGTCTAAACCAGGAACACCAATAATACCAGAAGTTAAGTTACCTCTTGTAGTCAAAGCGTCAAACAAACCTTCTGTACCGTGGATTTCACCAGCAGCACCAACTTGAGTTGAAGTAATGAAAGTAGCACCTGGAATCTCTTGAGACTCTAACATAGCCATCTCTAAGTAATCAGAGAATCTTTGTCTAGTATCACCTGCAGCTTTTAAGTACCACAAGAAACCTGACTGTCCGTCTTCTCCAGAAATTTCAACCCAACCAATTTGAGAAACGTCAGAACCGTTTACTGCATACTTGTCTTTAAGTATGATTGGCTTGTTTTTTCTTGAAACGAACTTTGGAGTGTTTGAAGCATCTCTACCAACAGCTCCTTTGATATACTCAGAACCAAATACCATTACATTGATATTAGCAACACCTAAACCTGATGCGTTCATGTTTGCTACCGCAGCACCAGCTGCACTTTTGTAAGGTTTAACTGTTATTGTATTGAGAGCAACAGATACAACAAAAGCTCTAATAGTAGTAGTTGGATCAGTTAATAATACCATATCACCAGCTCTAACACCGTGATCGATAGTTGCACCTGCAACAACGTGACCGTCAATATCAGTAGCTAGAGTAATAACATCATTTGCACGAGTACAACCTGTGTATGATAAATGTAGTCTACCTTGCTCAGACCAAACAACTTGATCAGAAGTCATAGACTCTTCAGCACCTACTTGAGATAAGAAACCTGAGATAGTTCTGTTTCCAAAAACCTCAGCTTCTTTTTCAATTAAGTCTGGTAAATATTGCTGAGCCCAACCATCGCTTGCAGCTAAAGTAGCGAAGTCAATGTAGTTTTGAGCTAGCGCGTGTCTACGTGAAGCTGGAGTATAATTTCCTGCTACGTAGGGAACACCTGTAATTGCCATAATTTAAAATTTTTAAGTTAGTTATTTCTTTTCATTTTTACTTTCAATGAATTTGTATCATCACCAACCATTTTAAACTTTATACCTCCAACAGTGTTTTCACCAAAACTTTGTCTTGCTGAAGTATCAATGTTTTTAGCTTTAGCCGCAGACTCTCTTATAGCGTCTGCTTTGCCTTGTTCGTAAAAATGATTAGCAATACGATCCGCGTTCATTGCCGTAAATAAAGACTTGTGATAACCTGTAGCATTTTCTATTTGATTGTGCTTGTTCAAAAACTTTTTGACAAAATTGTTCAAATCGCTCTGATTTTCTTTTACTTCATTTACATTTTTAACATTAAACCTATACTTTTTATCTCCGACTTCATATTCAAAACCTTTGAACTTGTCGTTAAAAACTTGATTAGTTTTATTCATAAAAGCATCAGTTTGTTGTTTCGCTAATTTTTGAGACTCTTCAGACTCTTTCTCGTAGCGATTGAAAAAGTCTATAGCTTTCTGCTGCTCTTTAGTAAGCTTGCTTCCAGCTTTAATCTCTTGGTAATACTTAGACTTTTGACTTTCTAAGTGCTGCCTAGCTTGAGCAACTTGCTCTTTTAAGGCTAATTTTTTTCTTCTTATATCTATATCTTCATCAGTTTCTTCGTCGTAAGAAAACTGATCTTCCATAAGAAAGTTTATTTCTTCATTATCAAGATGAGGTTTTGTTTGTTTGTAGTACTCTTGTAAAACTTGAGTATCATCTTCGTTTGTGTAGTCAGTGTTTAACTTGACGTAATCATGCAAATCTCCTCCTGTGTCTTGCATAAAGTCTACAAGCTTTTGTATTTCTTCAGGAAGTTCTTTTCCAGTAGCCTCTGCTTCAGCAACTGCTTCTTCTATTTGCTCTGCAACTTCTTCTACCTGTTCTTCAGTAACCTCTTCTAGTACGGTTTCGGCTTCATCTTGAACGGAGACTTCTTCTCCGGTAGGTTCTGCATTTGCTTCTTCGACGTTTTGTTCTTGAACTTCTTCGCTAGTTTCGGATCCGTCGCGTACAGGAACCTCATTTGTGCTTTGCTCTGAAATGGCATCTTCTTTAATTTTTGTTAAATCTATTTTGTAATCACCTTCATCGTTGATTGATACAGGCGACTCTTGCTCTGTAGTTTCTTCTACAGGTTGTGTAGTTTCTTCAACTACGTTTTCTTTGTTTTCTTCCATAATATAAAATATAATAATTAGTTATTTGTAAGTCCTCCAATGCTTATACCTCCGCTACCCATATTATCATTACCTGCAGACTCAAAGTTTTTAGGCTCTGTTTGGTTTTTTCTTTGGTCAATTAATTGACTTTGTTGCGAAGCTTGCATTTTAGTTCTATTGTCTTTACGATTTTCAGCATCGTTTGCTTTTTGCCTTTGGTTTTCAGCGTCCATCTTTCTTAACTTCATGTTAATTTCAAACTCATGATCCATGAGCTGTCTTTTTAACATAGCCTCTTCTTTCATATATTGTATTTTAAGATCCATTTTGCTCTTCTCTAAATTTATCATAGATTCATTAGCAGCTTGAACCTTTTTCATTTCAGACTGAGCGGCAGCCTCTGTAGCTTGCGATTGAGCTGCAGCTTGAGACTGTTGCATTTGCTGTTGGTTCTTTTGGTCTCTTTCTAACTTCTTTTTTCTTTTTAACTTCAAGAGTTGATTAGCCATTTTTAAGTTTTTAACCTCTCTCAAATCAATAGCGTCATCTAAATCTATAAGCTTTTGAGACAATGCCATTTGTATATTATTTTCTAATATTTGTTTTTCTTCAGCATCTGGCTTTAACTCTATGAATATACCAAAGTCGTAAAGATGTAGCTCTTTCATCTCTGTTAGCGTAGCTACGTTGTGAGCTCCAATAGACTGTATAAAAGCGTCTCTTGTTGGAGAGTACTCTATTATATCTGATATTCTTAGAGATAAAGACTCACAAGTCTCAGCTGTTACAAACAAGCTAGCGTTTAATATATGTCTTGTAGCTGTATTACTATTTGCAGCTGCTAGTTTTTGTACACCAACTAAAGTTCTCTCATCTGGCATAGTAGCGTCAGTAGCTTCATTTAAACCGGTTACATCACGTATCATTTGTAGGTAATAATTATAATTACCTATAAGGGCTTGCATTTTATTGCCAGCACCAGCACCGTTTGATATTTCTTGTATAGGTATTCTACCTGGATTACCTTCGCCATCAGCTGTAAAAGATCTACCTAAAACAGAACCTGTTTGGAAGAACATGTTTAAAGCTTCTTGCGGGTTGTAATTAGTTCCGTTACCTAAATCTATTTCAGCTAAACCATCAGCATCTAAGTAAACACCATCTGGAACCATACGTGACATTACTTGCTGTAACTTTAAATGAGTCAACTGTATCATATCAGCGAAACCAGTAATACGGCTTACTAAACTTTCTATTTTACCGTTGTACATATTTGGAGCAACTATAGAATAATTTAGTTTAACTTTATTAAAGTCGCTTTTTGATCTCATCATATTCTTGGCTTTTTGCCACATGATAAGTTTTTCACTGCCTAATATTTTTGCTCCTTCAAACAAACACTCGTAAACTCTTTGTGATTTACTATAATCACCTTCGCCAGACGGAACAAAAGTATCTTCTTTAGCTATAGCTTTTGCGCCTCCAGAACCAGTAGTTTTTATCTTATAAGTTTCGTTCATATAAGTTTTATAGTTAAAATATAAAACTTGAACTTTATTTTTATCATTTATGTTTGCTGTTGTATATCTTTTACCAGACTTATAAGCGTACTTACTTATTTCTTTTAAATCTTCTGTTTTTAAATGAGGAAACTCTTTAACTAGTTCGTTAATAGGTATTGTTTTAACTTCACCAACATAATAACAATCTTCAAAATAAGGAGAGTCAGTATAAGAGTAAACTATATTAGCTGGATCTACATACTCAACTGTTGCTCCTTCTGAA